ATCGGCGGGGTAACCGCCAGGTCGGGCGCGATGTTGTTGTCGATGATCGAGGTCCCGGTGGTTTGCCCGATATAGCCGTACAGACCGCCTTGCATCTTATAGACCTTGTACCGGGACGCGCCGGCCACGGCGGTCCAACTGATCGTATTCCAGCGCCCGGTGGTGAAGAGGTTGTTCGTGCAGGTAGCGACCGCCGAGGCGGGCGATTCGCTGTACCCATCGGCGGCGATGGCGGTAACGACGTAGTTGTAGGTGTAGGTCGTATCGGTGGCGTTCGGCGTCGCCGTCGCGCCCGTTGGCGAGGCAATGGCGGGCGTGAAGGCGATGGTAGTGAGTTGCCAGTTGGTCGCGCCAAGGCGGCGCAGTTCGCGCGGCGCGTAGTTCGGGTGCACAAGGGTGAGCACGTCGGCGGACTGGACATAGTGGATGTCGAACAAATCCGCCTCTGCGTATGGGTTGGCAATCTCATACGGCACGGCGCCATTCATGAGGGTTGCGCCCTGCGTGTGGAAACGGAAGTACCCAGCGCCCACCTCGATGACCATGGTTTGCGTGGTCGAGTAGGTGAAGGGAATCAGCCGCACCTTCTTTGTCGAATCCTTCACCGCGCGCACGAACTGGAAGCCGGGCCGGTTCTCTGCCGGGCCCTGCGGCTTGGTGATGAAATTGCGGCATTTCGCCAGCCCGGTTTGGTACTTGGCGTCGTCGATGCGCCCGAACATTTCCGGGCTTACCTCGCCACCGGCGAAAGAGCGTTGCAGGATGCGGATGGCCGCCATGTTTACCTACCGTTGATCCAGGCGACGCTATGCTGCGGGCTGATGCGCCGTTGCGAGGCATCGGATTCCTTAGCCTTCAGGAGGTAGCTCTGCATCATGGCGGCGCAGCGCTTGGCCTCGGCCGCGCCCGCGTCCCCCTTGATCAGCGGTCCTGCCAGCATGGACGCCAAGTGCCAGGACAATGCCACGGTGAACAGTGGCGAGAACTTGGTCGTGTCGGTCACAACGCTGGTATAGCGCAGCACGGCGTCGGCCTGGTCCGTCAGGATAACGGCATTGCCATCGCCATCTACTTCGCAAGAGAACGCTTGCGGCACATAGGAGCCGCCCGCCGCCGCCGGCACGTTCGCGGCCCCAATGCTGTAATCGTCGGAGGCGTCTGGCGGCAAAACAGCGATGATGTTGATCGCGTCGGACGGCTGGGCGTAGGAATAGTTCCACTCGGGCCATCCGCTGCCCAGCAGGGCCAGTGAAACGCGCCGGGTGGCGAACCCCCAAGTGTGCATTTCCAGCAGGGAATCGCGGGCTATGGGGTAGAAGCGCGCACAGTGTTCGGCCTGTGCGGACCCCTCTGGTGGATTTAGGCTCGCTACAGTCGCGCTATCGCCCAGGTGCGCCAGGGCCAGGTTACAGATATCGACTTCGGATGCCATCGGTTTCTCCTAAAAATACGGGGGCACGAGGCCCCCGTAAGCCGCTACCTGCGGATGGGAAACGGTTAAACCGGGCTTTCGCCTGCCGCTGCCGGGGCCGATCAAGTGGGAGTGGGGTCAGCGGCAGGTGGTTCGGCGTCCTTCTTGCCTTTCTTCACGGGTTCAATGTTATCGGAGATCTCGCCATCGTATTCGATGATTTCGCCTTCCTCTACTATGCGGTTGTTGATGTAGGACTTTTTCAGCACTCGAACTTGCGCCATGGTTCAGCCTCCTTACAGAACGGCAAAGCCAGAATTGTAGAACTTCTGTCCGTCCTGAACTTCGATGCCGAAGTCCGTGACGAATGCACCTGCTGTGCCCGTGCCGTTGATGTAGTATCGGACGCCGAGGTAGCGCTGGCCCTTGCTGCCCATGCGAGGGTTCACCTTGGCGGCGAAGCGTGCGCCAGCCGTCAGCGAGGCCACCGGGATTGCGCCAGTGGTGCCGACGACGGCCAAGTTCGAGGTGAGACCGGCATCGTCGGCGACGACGGCCTGGATTTCAATCGTAGTCGGGCCAGCCACGGCCGTAACCACTTCAGACCGCATGAACAGGTCTTCGCCTTCTCCGATGTCGCGGGCTTGCAGCAGGTCGATGGCGTTTGTGGAATACACAAATCCGGTGCCAGTGACGGTTTGCCCGGTCACGGTGTTGCCGGAAATGGAACCGGAAACGAGCAGGTTGTTGTCGACGATCATGGTGTTGTCTCCTTATCCGTCAGACGACGCGGGCTTCGGTGTTCAGCAGTTGGTCAACCTTGCGAATCGGCACGCCCAGGAAGTCCAGCCAACGGGCGGGCTGACCGAATTGCGTCAAACCTTCCTGTACGCTGATGGCGTTCTGGCTCTTGTTCAGGGCTTGAATGCGCATCATCGAGAACAGCGTGCGGTTCATGTAGAACGCAGCGCGGCCCATGGACAGGTTGGGAATGCGATCCAGCGCGCGGCTCATGAGCTTGATCAAGTCGGCGGCGCCGGACTCATTCACCAGGTTGGCGGTGTTGATGTTGGCGATGCGCACGACGTAGCGCCAATCCTTGACCACGAGGCCGTTTTTCCACTGGTAGTGGGTCTGGTACGCCTTGTAGGGGTTGCCGTTGCTGTCGTAGATGGTCAGGATGCCATCGTCCTCAGCAACGAGGCCGGCCTTCGACCCCTTCGGGAAGGTGCAGAAGACCGTGTTCTCACCCCACACCACCAGCCAGATGGAGGCGTTGTTCGAGGCGGTGCCGCCCGCGTCGATGATGTTCTGCGCATTGCCGGCGCCGGCGATGGTGCCGTAGCGAGCGGAGAGGCCGAGGTACTGGCGCGGGTCGTAGGCCGGGTTGCCGTAGAACATGGTTTGCGCCTGCGCCTGGTTCATGGCTTCCAGGAAGGCCGCGTCCTCGGACAACCGGAAGGCGGCGGTGTTGCCGTTCAGTTCGGCCAGGTCTTTGTCCACCGCGCTGTATGCTTCCAGCATGCCGCAAGACTCATCTACCTGGGCCGTGGTGCTCTTGGAACGCGGCACGCCTTGGTTGAGCGAGCGCCAGTAAACGGTCGGCAAGCCGGTTCGGATGTTGACGCGGTGGCCGGTCGGCAGGTTGCCCTCGATGAAAACCGCATCTTCGAGGATTTCGTTGGTTTGGCTCAGGATTTCGGCGATCTTGACCTCGATTTTGCCATCGGGGTCGAGACGTTTCGCCCAATCGGCGAGAGTGAGTTGACCGCTTGCGAGAGTAGCCATTTAGATGCTCCTTATTTCAAGTTGCTGTTGGGGTACAAGGACCGCACGTCATCGGCAGCAGGCGGGGCGCCTTTGCCTCCAACGAACTTGTCCTCGCTGATTGCTTTCCCGGCGCGGTAAAACGCCCTGATGACTTCAGGGTTATTCCCCAGGCCGGTTTCATTCAGCAGCTTCCTAAGCTCAGGCGTGCCAAAGGTGTCGAGTGCCTTCTTGGCCGTGGCAAGGTTTTCCGACAGCTTGTCGCCGCCAAATTCCTTGTCGGCCATAGCGCTTTGCGCCCAGGCGGTGCGCATTGCCTCGATCTGCTCGGCTTGACGCGCCTGAATGACAGGCGCCACCTTATCGAGCACCTTCTGTGCGGCCTCTTGAGACAGGTTCAACTCCTTGGCGACTTCGGAGTATGCGCCCAGGACGGCATCGTCAAACGTCGTGCCTTCCGGTGCTTTGAACTCGTACTTCTCAGGCGCTCCTTGCGGCTTCGCCTGTTCGCCTTCGGTCTTGTCGCCTCCGGCCTGTTGGCCATCTGCGCTCTTCCCATCGGTCGCTTGCTGCTGCTGTTGCTCCGTTTGTTCGCCGCCGGCGGCCGGATGGCCTTCGGTGTGCGAAGTCGCGGATTGCTGTTGGTCGGCTGCTTGGGTGTTTTGGCCGTCGGTCATCAGCGTTTCGGTTGTCATTCCCTGCTCTCCTTGAGCATTTCGGTGTAACGGTCTGGGCAGTGCGCGGCGATTTGCGCCAACAACCTCAACCCCTCATTGCGCATGCCTTCGTGGAAGGCCATGGTTAGCGCGTTGGTGTTGAAGGAGAGGCGCCACACACCTGCCCGCTCCAACAGGCGGGCCACGAATCGGCGGCCTCGCTTGTTGCTCATGAGCCACTTCAAGTCGTCGATCTCGATTTGCGAGGCCATGAGGGCGCGCTCCTCGGCTTCCGCCTGCGCCCGTTCCTGGCCGCGTATGTCGAGAGGATCGTGGTTGCTCATGTTGGATACTCTACCATAACAGCGTGGATGATTAACCCTCAGATCAGCGTGCTGTTCGGGTAGAGCGAACGGGCATCGGTTCGAGGCTCTGGCATGCTAAGCTCCATGTCCGTGATTTGCAGATCAAGAAACACGTCCGTGCGGGAGTTGTCTCCATCCTGATCGACGCTTTGCGTGGCGCTGCACACGAAGGCCGCCGCCGAAATGCTCACCTTGGTGCCGGCGGCCGGCGGCGTGGTGATGCCCAGCGCCTTGCACTGGTCGTCGTTCAGCTGGATGCGCAGGCCGTCGCCGTATGGGTTCGGCTCGTAATCGTAAGATTCCACGCCAGATTTGGTTTTCATGCTGACGAGCGGCATAACGTTCTCCTAGTAGAAGGCGACGATGCCGGTGGCCGTCGTGCCGGTAGCATAGACCCGTTTCACGGCCAGCGAGAGCAGGAAGCCGCAAGCAGTCGCGGGTATGGTCAGCGTTGCGGTAGTGCCGTCGGCCATGACCAGGGCCACGTTTCCCGCTCCGCTGACCATGATGGCGCGCGTTGGGCGGGCGGGGCCTGTAGGCGGCACAAGGTCAGCAGCACCGTTTGGCGTGACCGCCAGCGCGGACTGCATCGGGCTGGCGTCATTGGTCGTAACGTAAAACGGATTCATGGCCTTGGCTCCTTACAGGTTGCCGGCCGGGTACAGGGCGAAGATGCCGGTGGCCGTGGTGCTGGTTGCAAGGATGCGGATCGCATTCACGCGCACGATTTGACCGGCAGAGAGGCCCGTCAGCACGGCAGTACCGCCTCCCGCCAGGTTGACGTTCACGTTGCCGGCTCCGGTCACGTATATGGCCGTGCATGCACCGCTCGGCAAGTCGGTGGAATCGCTTGGCGTGACTGCTTCGCCTTCGAACTCGGACGGCTGAGACTGGTTGGCGGTGTATGCGGGTTTGCTGAAAAGTACTCGTGGCATGGTTGGCTCCTTGGGTTATGTGTATCCGCTGAAAGCGCGGGTTACGTCGGTGAGCGCGTTGGGCTCGCCGGTCTTGGCTGCGGCCAGTTTTTGCGCGGTGTCGGCGCTCTGGTTCAGCATGGCGGCCTGCTGCGCTTGCTGCTGCGCTTGTGCGCGTTGCTGACGCACGGCTTCCACCTGGTCGGACGGCACGATGATCCGCGGGTCGATCCCAAGCGAATCGGAATAGATGTCCGCCCACTTGTCTGCGTCGAACTTGTCGAGCACTTCGGGCTTGAATTGCGCCACAG